AGATATCTTCTTACTTGTCCGTCATAAAAATGTTGCATTAATTATCTGCCTTGGGTCTAAGAGCTTTACTAAGACTTTGTCTTTCATCAACAGTTTCGCCGTCGATTTCGTTAGTATTAGTATTATTAATAAATGTCGTTTTATAAGTTTGACGCTCGAGTGTATTGCTCAGTGTCATTCTAATATCGTCTTGAACTTTAACCCAACGTGATCCGTCATAACGGAACATTCTATTAGGTAAAAAGTCTGTACGTAAAAAATAGTCGCCTTCTTCATTGAGTATCGGAAACGATATTCCAAAACCAAACGGTGCTCCATTTGGTGCAGCATCTCCAGTTCCTACTAGGTATCCAGTATACCCTTCTCGTTCGGGTCTGCTAGTAATTTCATCAACTGTTCTGCCTATATTACTTGCTTCGATGTCAGTATCGTCAGCTGTTTGTAGTGCAACACTACCGTCGTCGTTTGTACTTACTGTGTAATAATGACTAATGTCGTATCCGCTTTTTGGAGCATCTGCTTCAGCTTGTGCAACTACGGCATTTGAAATTTGCATTTCTTTTTCGTATGTTGACAGCATGTCACGTAATGTATCGTCGCTGCCTTCTTCTGCAGGCAAGTCTAATATTTCATTATATTCTTGTCCATCATATATTTGTTTTAGTTTTAAGCGATATAAGTGTGGATACCAAGTTTGGCTGAATCCTTCTGCTGCACGGTTAACGTCTTCTACAACATAGAATCTTTTAAGTGCAACACTATAATCGTTAAGTGCATATTCGTCTTTTAAATGAGGCAATTCGATTACATCGCCACTTATAATTTTTCTGCCCAGTGTTTTAACACTTGAATTAATATGTATAGTTAACATAAGTGTGTCATTGCTTAAAAATAAACCAAACGCACTGAGATCGAAGTCTATATCTTGAACATTATAAATTCCGCGAATGTTATAAACATCAGGATCGTACTTTCTGTCTCTATTTTCTAAGAACAGTAAGTCTTGTATGTTAGTTTCTGCAACAGCATCGTATGTAGGCTGATCAGCCGTTCCTTCACCTTCTTCTGGATTTACTGCTCCAAGAAACTTGTGAATATTGATATCAGTGCCGCCAATGGTAAACATCTCTTGGATTTGTTTGTCCAAAAAATGATAATCATTACCGCGTTCCGGTTTGTATAATGATAAGCGAGGGATAGCTCTTCTCCTATTCGTTATATATATTTATCCGACGGATAAATACTATTGGAGAACCAATATGGCAGATTTAGCGACACAAAAACAAGAAGTATTTGACTATGTAAATGCAATGCTCGGCGGGGGCATGGTTGATGTTGAACTTGACCCGATACATTATAATACTGCACTTACAAAGGCGCTAACACGCTTTAGACAACGCAGCGATAACGCAGTCGAAGAAAGCTATATGTTTTTAACTACAGTTGTAGATCAAAACGAATATGTGTTACCTAATGAAGTTATGGAAGTACGTAAACTATTTCGTAGAAGTATTGGTTCACGTACTGGCGGCGGAGACGGCGGCAGTTTGTTTGAACCGTTTAACATGGCTTATACAAATACATATTTGTTGTCAGGATCTAAACTTGGCGGACTAGCAACATACGATATGTTTGCGCAACATCAAGAATTAGTTGGCAGAATGTTTGGTAGCTTTATTGAATTTAATTGGAGTAATACCAGCAAGAAGCTAACACTGCTACAGCGCCCGAGAGCAGAAGAAGGATTATTACTTTACTGCTACAACTATCGTCCTGATAGTGAACTATTAAATGACTATCTAGCAGTGCAGTGGATCAAAGATTATACGTTAGCAGCCTGTAAATATATGCTCGGAGAAGCACGTAGTAAATTTGCTACTATTGCAGGTCCTCAAGGCGGATCAACACTTAACGGCGACACACTAAAAGCTGAAGCACAAGCTGAAATGGAAAAACTTGAAGTTGAAGTTAGTATGGCTGTACCAGGCGGCACGGGCTATGGATTCTTAATAGGTTAAAAAACACCCGAGTTTACGCTAACATTTACATATGCTGTAAATACAATATAACAAAGGAGTTACTATTGTGTGCAGTCCGTTTGTAAGAAAAGAAGCCAACCGCTTTTACTGGATAGTAAAAGGTTCATTAATCCCCCAATCATGGTCCGACAAAGATGTAGAAGGAATATACGATAGCTATATGAAACGCATCTGGGGCAATCACGAAAATTGTGTTCATGAAAAAGGATTCCCTGCTGCTTGGGCAGAAAGAGAAGCAGAAGAAATAAACCGAGTTGCAGTATTAGGTTACGATTAAGGTTGACAAATACATAAGTTCTGTTATAATAATATAATTATAGGAGAACAATATGAAACTAAAACTGCTAGTTATAGGTCACGGACGTCACGGTAAAGACACTGTATGTGAAATGCTTCGCGACAAATATGGTTATAGTTTTGAAAGCAGCAGCAAGTTCTGTAGCAAGTTGTTTATCTATAATGATCTAAAAGACAAGTACGGATACACTGACGAAGAGCAGTGTTATGCAGATAGACATAACCATCGTCAAGAATGGTATGAAGCTATCTGTGATTACAATGTACCCGATGCAGGTACACTGGGTAGAGAAATATTCAAAGCACATGACATCTATTGCGGCTTGCGTAATAAGCGTGAATTCCATGCTATGAAGAATACTGGTGTATTTGACAAAGCTATTTGGGTAGATCGCAGTGATCATCTTCCTCCCGAAAGCAAAAACTCAATGAGCTTAGAACAGTGGATGGCAGATTATACTATTGACAATAACGGCACACTTGAAGATTTAGAGTTTAACTTGGCTCAACTTATTGAGCACATTGATCCTTATAGTGTATCAGAAGTCGGGAGTTAAATCTCCTTGCTTCCATTTAACTCCTTCTTTTTGTAAAGTACGCTGACAGTTAGCACATATAGTTTTTAGATTATTGTGACGGCAATTATTTAAATCGCCGTCTATATGAAACACATTAAACACTTCTATATGCTTGCTTGAAAAATTACATTTTTCGCAAGTATTTTTTTTCTCATACCCTCGTTGTTTCCACTTAGGAATTCCGTGTCCTTCACCGTTGCGTAAACAAGTCTCGCATAGTTTACGATAGTAGGTTTTATTACCTTTTTTGTAGTTTATTGCTGCTGGACGCTGTTTACACTTGCATAATGGTCTCATATTGTATTTAGCTCACCTTTTCGGTCCCTTTTTCGGGGTGTTATAACAGGTGTTTTACTATGAATATAATAAATACTGTATAGAACACACTAACATCCAACAGGAGAAATAACATGGCATTAGTATCACCAGGCGTAGAGGTCAATGTAATTGACGAATCATTCTACACCCCAGCAGCAGCTGGAACGGTACCTATGATCTTTGTTGCTACTGCGACTAATAAAACTAAAAGCAGTGGCACAGGAACAGCAGCAGGTACAACAAAAGCAAATGCGGGAAGACCTTATTTGATCACCAGTCAGCGTGAGCTTGGTGAAACATTTGGCGACGCATTATTTTATAGCGACAACAACGGTAACATGATTCACGGCGGAGAGCTTAACGAATATGGCTTACAGGCTGCATACTCGACACTGGGTGTAAGTAACCGTGCATATGTTGTTCGTGCAGATTTAGATTTAGCAGAATTAACAGCAAGTGCTACAGCACCAGGCGGAGAGCCAGCAGACGGTGCATACTGGATGGATACATCTACAAGTAACTACGGTATCCTTGCATGGAATTCAGCAGAAATTTCAACGTCAGGCGGACAGAGTTTTACTGCACAAGATCCACTTGTTATTACTGTAGTCACAGACTTAGTCGGAAACACAGAAGGTAATTATCCAAAAGAATCAATTGGTTCAATTGGGCAATATGCAGTAGATGCAAACGACAATATGAATAGACTGTACTTCAAATCAGCTGGTAACACAGAAGCAGGCGTCGATGCAGGCGAATGGGTTGAAGTAGGTAGCGATGCATGGAAAAACAGCCACGCAACACTTACTACTGCAAAACTTTCTACAACAACACTTACACTAGGCGACACACTTACTATCAACGGTTTGACAACTACACCAACAACTGGCACTACAATGGCCGACGTAGTTACTGGTATTAATGACAGAGCTATAGACGGTATTACTGCTGCACTAGTTGACAATCAGGTAGAAATTTATGCAGATAGTACTGCAATGTCAGATGGTGCAACTGCCGACGGCAAAATTGCAATTTCTGCAGGCACAGGTGATTTGCTAACAGACTTAGCGTTAACAGCAGGAACATACAGTTCGCCTAGAGTTGCAACAGCACCGCATACTAATGTTCCAGAATTTAAAGACAGTGATGACAACCCAGCCCCAACAGGTTCAGTTTGGATCAAAACAACTACTCCAAACGGCGGCGCGAAGCTTAGTATTAGACAGTATAACGCAGCTACACAGCTATGGTCTTCAGTAACAACACCAATTTATACAACTTCAGAAGGTGCTATCTATGGTCTCGATGCAGCAGGCGGCGGCGCAAATCTTGCAGCAGGCGCCCTTTATGCTAAAGTGAATACAGAAGAGCTAACAAATCCAATTGTTAACTACAAAGTGTTTACAAGAGCAACTACAGGCGCAACAACTGTTACTGGTAGTGTTATTTCTAATCAGTTTACTGCGGCTGCCACTTATACATTTACGCTTCAGGAAACTAAAGTAGCATCTAATTCATTATCAACTTCGTCTGGAGTTAGTATTACTGCTGCTGGTGACTCATCTGATTCAGAAACAATAGTAGCAGCAATTAACGCACTGGGCATGACAAATGTCGTAGCACTAGTTGATTCACAAAATAGAATTGTTATTTCTCATAAGCTAGGTGGCGATATTAAGATGATCGATACAGATGGAGGTCTGGCACTAGCAGGATTTGTTCCAGCTTCGGTTGCTAACCTTTACAATGGTCCAGATAGTGACAATGACGATGCTGCAGATACTGCTGAAGGTATTGTTGCTTCTAACTGGAAACCTTTAGTTTATACAGCATCAGGCACAGAGCCACTTAACTTACCTGCACAAGGTCAGCTATGGTACAATAGTGTTGTTGACGAAGTTGATCTCCTAGTACACAACGGCGAAGCTTGGGTAGGACTTGCATATGACGGCGCAAGCGGTTTAAGTGATATTGCTAGCCCATACAGCGGCACAGATCCAGAAGGACCAATTGTTGCTGCTTCAGAACCTACCAAACAAGCAGATGGTACAACTGATCTAGTTAATGGCGATATTTGGATATCAACTGCAGATATTGAAAACTATCCAGCAATTTACAGATATAACGGCACACTAAGTGAGTGGGTATTACTTGATAAAGCAGACCAAACTACTGAAAACGGAGTGTTATTCGCAGATGCACGTCAAGGCGACACTGGTGGAACAGCAGATGATGCACCAAGTGCGACTATTGCAGAATTAATGCTAAGTGATTATGTAGACACAGACTGTCCAGATCCTGCTCTATATCCAAAAGGTATGTTGCTATGGAACCTACGCAAGAGTGGATTTAACGTTAAGCGTTTTGAGCGTAACTATGTAGATACAGCAGAGAAAAACATTCGTCAAGGCGGAGTTGATGCTGGCGCTTCAATGGCAGCTTACTATCCACACCGTTGGGTTACTGACTCAGGTAACCAAGCAGACGGTTCGGGTAGCTTCGGACGTCACGCACAGCGTAAGAGTGTTGTACAAGCATTACAAGCAACTGTTAACAGCAACCAGGATATTCGTGACGAAGAAAGTCGTCAGTTTAACCTAATTGCTACTCCAGGTTATCCAGAGCTAATTGGCGAAATGATCACACTAAACTATGACAGACGCTTAACAGCATTTGTTATTGGTGATACACCATTCCGTTTAACACCAGATGCAACTTCATTAAACGAATGGGCAACTAACGTTAAACTAGCACTTGAAGACAACGACAATGGTGCAGTTAGCTTTGACGAGTACATGGCTATGTATTACGGTTCAGGTTTCACAAGTGATAATGCAGGAAACAACATTGTTGTTCCACCAAGTCATATGGCACTACGCACTATCGTACTAAATGATCAGGTTGCTTTCCCTTGGTTTGCGCCAGCAGGCACAAGACGAGGCGGCGTGAGCAACGCTACAAGTTCAGGATATATTACAAGTGAAGGCGAATTTAAGTCTGTAGCACTTAATACTGGACAGCGTGATACACTATATTCAAACGCAATTAACCCAATTACGTTTATTAGTGGCGCAGGACTTGTTGTATTTGGTCAAAAGACTCGTGCAAGAAATGCAAGTGCATTGGATCGTGTGAACGTAGCACGTCTAACTGTTTACTTACGTGGACAGCTTGAGCTATTGGCTAAGCCATACTTGTTTGAACCAAATGATAAGATCACAAGAGATCAAGTCAAAGCAGCAGCAGATGCATTGCTACTAGAGCTAGTAGCACTAAGAGCACTATACGACTTCCTAGTAGTGTGTGATGAATCAAACAACACACCATCAAGAATTGATCGTAACGAGCTTTACTTAGATATTGCCATTGAGCCAGTTAAAGCAATTGAATTTATCTACATTCCATTGCGTATTAAAAACACAGGCGAGATTGCAGCACTAGGTTAATATGCGCATATAATGAGTGGAGAATAATCTCCACTCATTTAAGCATAAATACTGTATAGGAGATTAAGAATGCCAATCACAACATTACAAAATATTAGTGTACCTACAGAAGGTGCTGGATCTAACTCGTCATTATTGATGCCTAAGTTACAGTATCGCTTTAGAGTATTACTAGACAACTTCGGTACAACTGGTGGACCAGACGGTACAAGAGAAGTTTCAAGACAAGTAGTAGACGTAACTCGTCCAAACGTAAGTTTTGAGCAAATGACAATTGAAGCTTACAACTCAAGAACATATCTTGCTGGTAAGCATACATGGGAACCAATTACACTTACACTACGCGAAGATGCAAACAACAACGTACAAAAAGTTGTTGGACAGCAGCTACAAAAGCAGTTCGACTTCTTCGAACAGTCCAGCGCAGTATCAAGTGGTACTTACAAGTTCCAAACTAGTATCGAAATACTAGACGGCGGCAACGGCGCAAATGGTGCAAACATAATTGACCGATTCCGCTTAGTAGGTTGCTATATTGAATCGGCTAATTATAATACATTAGCATATGCTACTAACGAAGCAGTTACTACTTCATTAACTATTCGTTATGATAACGCTATCCAATTTGGTGCAGACGAGTCATTCGAAGGCATCGGCGAAGCAGTTACAAGAGCAGTAGCAGCAGGCATCGGCGGCACAACTGTAACTGGCTAATACGTTTAGTTAAGGTTGGTGTTTTATATAGAAAGCGGAGATTGTTAATTCAGTCTTCGCTTTTCTTTATATATGCACATTATACATAAGGATAAATATTAGTA